CACATCGGAGAGAGACTAAGGTTCACACCCCGCCAAAGCCAGGGTGTGAACTGCTCATCGGACTAACGCCGACGAGACTTACGACCGCGACGACTGCGCATCGGTAACCTCCTGAACCGCACGACCCGAAGGCCGGGGAGAGTTAGACGGTGTGGAGGAGCAAGCGCCCCCGCGACCCGCCAACGACCATGAGATACAGCCGGGTTTTTAATCCCGTCAACGCGTTGTTTTCGCAGGAATAATCCGTGATCGTCGGAAAGCCTTCTGATCTGGTGGGGATTTGACCAATGGATTCAATCGGCAAGCATATCCTTGCTATGCAGGAAATTTTCCAGACCAGATTTCATCCCACGAGCGTATATGCTTAAGCTATGCGAGAGATGAGTTACCTGGACTCCAGCGATGCCATCCTGATCGCCCTCACACGCGAGCGGCGGGCACAGGCCATTGTCCGCAAGGAAGTGGAGTGCGCCCACAGGAAGGTGACAATCCGGGTTCGTGGGACCACCTTCGAGTTCGATCCGGCGCGGCCGGTTAGGAAATCAGCTAAGAGCCCAAGGCCACTGAAGCCCAGCGATCCGTTCTGGCAAGCCAAGCGTCGGGAACGTCCAGATAGCGGCGTGTGGGCCAACCCCCATCCCAGGTCGCCTTCCTGGAAGATGTTCAAGGCCCAGGATGGCCGCTGCTACTTGTGTGATTTGCAATTTTGCGACGACCACTGGGCGACAGAGGATCATGTCCGTCCGCGCGCCAGGGGTGGCAAGAATGGGGGCAACATCTGCCTCGCGCATTACGGCTGCAATTCGTGGAAGGCTAACCGTGCTCCCTGGCCGTGTGAGCTGATCTATCTCAACGCCTTGAATCTAAGGCTTGGGAGGAAAACGCCACCCAGCTCCCTAGCGGTGAAGACTCAGGCCGTCCCCAAGGCCAGCCGCGTTCAGAAGCCAGATGCACAGCACCAGGACGATCATCAAAATCACCACACCTTTGATCGGCTGGGCGATGGGAAGGTAGGCGTTCACCGCCCAGATGAGCAGACCGGCCACGCACAGGACGATGATGATCGTGATGAGGTCCATGAGGCCTTAACGGCTTAGCCTGAACAAGGTTCAGCGGTGACGGCCGCCGCCACCAATCGCCTTGGCCCACTGGGTAGGATCGGTCTTCTTCAGCTCTTCCATTTGAGCAGCCTGAGCCTTCTCTTTCTTGCGCAGACGGGCGATCAACTGCTCCTGACGAGGCGGGTGGGTGCCCTCCAGCAGAGACTCATTGTCGATGGCCCCGACCTTCGAGAGAGCGAACAGCTTGTTCTCGTTGTCCCCAGAGAAGGCAGGCGATGAGGTGTGGCTATCCACCACGACAGAAGCATCCTCCGGGAGCTGATCGAGAAGGAACTGCTGGCCATCCTCCGTGATCAGCACCGAGGCATCCTTTGCCCGCAGCATCTTGAGGCAGATTCCCCCGAAAGCCGCCGCCTGCTTCTCGACCAGAAGCGCCCGGTCGCGAAGCCTGGGCGTGGAGGTGCGCAGCAGCGTGTTGGCGTGGGTGCCGGCGCGCACTCCCGGCTCGCCCTGGCCAGACGTGATGGCCGTGAATCCGGCAACCTCATCAAAGGCATCGTCCAGATACTTGATGAAGTCCATGAATCCCTGGGGCATGTCCGGCTTGTAGGTCTCCACCTTGGCGGTGGGGCTCGGATCGGTGAGCACGCCGGCCGGAGACAGCAGGGCTCTCACCTTTTCATCGGTGATGCCCGTGCCGCCGATGACGGATCGGGCCGGCTGAGCCTGCTGGTTGTAGATGCGGTCGGCGTTGTTGAGGCGGTTGGTCAGCAGGCGCTGGTTCTGCCAGACGTTGGCGATCTCTGAGCGGCCCCAGAAATACCCAGGAACCGTATTGCTGCAGACCTTTACGAAGGGATGCTCCTTCGGGATGTCCGACAGATTCCGGAGCTGGTACTTGCCTTCAATGATCACACCCGGCTCGACGTAGCGGATCGTGCTCCAATCTTCCAGGTCGTCGTTCCAGACCCACAGATCGTAGACCTGGATCAGCTTGGAGATGACATCGGGAGCCAGCATCGCCCCCTCTTGAGCGGTGGTCCAGTCCACGTTTCCGAAAGTCTGGGTGGATGGCGTGGTGACGCCCGGCACTCCGATCACCGCCAGCGGGAATCCTCCGCCAGACGAGATGTCCCGGAATCCGGTTTCATTGTCTTCGGCGGCCCGCACGGCGAAGGAGGCCCCGACTTCGGCCATGATCCGGGTCTTGTCCGGATGGTTACCCAGGAGCCGGCGGAACTGGGTCGGCGTCTGGTAGAAGGTGTGAACGAACGCGTCCTGGCGGTCCAGGTCTTCGATGTCCTCGCGCAGAACGCCGAAGAACTCCGGCTGGATCACCCAGGGTTCGAATCCGCCTCGGCTCCAGACCATCTTGACCAGCGTCGCTCCCTTCACTAGTGACCACTCGTTGGCCTGAGAGAACACTACGTCGCACCCGCGCCGGGAGAACTGGCGGTTTAGGTAGTTGGACGCGCGCTCGGCCATGGACGTCCACTTGCCCTGGCTGTCGTCATCGAACTCCACGTTGAAGAAGACATCGGCTGGACTGAACAGGTAGCTGGAGAGCTTGTCCACGTGGCTGAAGCAGCGGTTGCGCTTGGACGGCACGCCGTTATCCGAGCCTGTGTAGAAGATATTCTTCCACCGGCGGTAGGTGTCGATCCGGGTTTCCCGGCTCACCATGCACTCGTCAATGATCTCCTTGGACCAGTCGGCTAGCCCAGACTTGGGAATCTTCATTGAGCCCCCCGGCTACGTAACGTCGGCCGCCTTGGCCCGTCCCACGACGTCGTACTTGGGCGCAAGATGCCCTTCCTTGCCGGCCTTGTGAAGCAGACCCACCGGATCGAGTCCGTCGTCGCGGGTCTGGGCGGCGTTCATCTTGGCCATATCGACGTACTGCTGCTTGATGACCTCGCCAGGGTCGGGCGCGGCCGAGGGAGTCATTTCCCCCGTCTGCCAGAAGTGCTTGGACGCCTCGGCCTGCTCTGGACTCAACTCAGGAATAGCTTCGGTCATCTCCCGGACCAGCGCCTCGGCCTCGGCCGTCTGCGGGCGCGATGGAGCCATGGCGGCTACATCGCCCTCTCGGAGATTGTCCTTCATGTTGGTGAGGCCGAAGTCCTCCTCGGCCATCCTGTAGGCATAGTCCACGGCCTTGGCCTTGGCTCCGTTGATGGCAAAGGTCGTTGGAATGGACTTCGCCTCCACCCCCTGGCAGCTCGGGCATTCTGGGATCGGGTCATCTCGATTCCAGTGGAGGAACTTCCACTCGTATCCGCAGTCGTCGCAGGCGTAGGATCGGGAAACGGGCATTTCAGGTCTCCAAGTAGCGCTGCAGATCGGCCTCGGCGCGCTGCTTGGCCGCGTTCTCAAAGTGCAAAGGCACAATCCAGGAAATTACCGTGCCGCCCTTTAGGGATTTCTCCTGATCCTTCTTCTGCTCGGTCTCAAAGGTGCGCCCTTGGATCATCATCCCGGCGCGCACCCACTCAGACCACGCGAAGTTGGCCAGGGCGGTCGCCATCACCCGGTCATCCTTGTACCGGCCCGAGGCATGGAGCTTTCCGCCGTCCTGGACGAAGTGAGTCATCTCGTCCAGCAGCAGCACCGAGCGGACGATCAGGTTCTCACCCTCGTACTCATCCCTCATGCGGTTGAGGATGCGCTGCTTGGACTCGTAGCCGGTCTTGAACCCGTAGGCGTATCCCGTGCCCATGGTGTCGGGGCGGTGGTAGAGATACCAGCGCGCCTGATCTAGCGCCCATCCTGGGTTGAGACTGGGGGCCAGTTCACGGAGCTGGCCGTACTGAATCTGCATACGCAGATTGTCCAGCTCGTTCATCACCTCGCCGCCCGGTCCGGTGATCTCCAGATTGATCATGCAGTCTCGGTAGCAGCCGGCGAGGTGCGCCATCACCCAGGCCACCTGACGGGTGTTCGGGATCGGAGTGTTGTACTCCGCCACCTGGACCATCTTGTCAGAGTAGCACCGCCAGACCTCGATGGTGGAGCGGTCCCGGTCTTCGTCGGCTCCGTAGGCTGGGTCCACGCCGATCACATACTTGGCGTCCTTCACGGGGTCTTCCCAAACCCGAAGGTCCACATCGTCCGGGATGCGCGTCTCCTCGGTCTTCATCTTCAGGAAGCTCTTGCCGAGCGTGTACTGGTAACCGCGATAGCCCACGCCGCCACGGGCGATGAAATCCAGGTCCACCTTCACCTTCTTGAGGTTGAAGAAGCCGTTGCCGGTCGCCTGGAAGGCCTCTTCTTCCGTGGAGGGCTGCTCCTCCAGGAACGAGGCCTCATCGGGGGCCAGGGACAGACGGTAGCGATACCACGCCCACTGCTCCGGCGTGATCTGCCAGCCATACTCCTTGAGCACCCGCTCCTCGACCTCCGCCTCTTCCTCGGTGAGGTGTGGACTGGTCGCCCAGAAAGTTTCGTACTCGATAGAGCCGGCCTCAACGCGCTGGGTATCCTTGGACCACCAGCCGATGAAGATCGCCTTTTGGCGCGGGTCCGCCTTGGCGTCGCGCCACATGTTCTCGAAGATGTTGTAGCCCAGGGCGGTGGACTCGAAGATGTACAGGCGCGACGGGTTGATCTCGGCCAGGGCGTGACGCAAGGAGTCGAGACCCTTCTGATCGCCCCACGAAGAGCACTCCGTCGCGTGGACATAGTTCAGGGCGCGGGAGCGGCCGAGACCGGAATTCTTCTGCTTGCCGGCGCTCATGTACTGAAGCCTGGAGCCATTCGCGAGCACCAGACCGTTGCGGTTGTGACGCAGGATCGGGACGCTGTAGCGGGGTGGAAGGCTCTCCAGCATCTCCGAGATGGTCTGCCGGAAGGTCTCCAGGTTGGTCGCCGAGTCGGTGATCAGCGCGCCCTGCAGGCCGTCGTGCATGTAGAGCCAGAAGATGTCCAGGGCGAGCAGGATCGTGGAGATGCCGAGCTGGCGAGACTTCAGAACCGTGAAGTGGTGGATGTCATCGTTGAGGCCTTCGGTCACCTCCCGAAGGAACCTCTTCTGGCCCTCGTAGGGGACAATCGGCACCAGCCCCTCGGACTCCTTCGAGGTGATCCGGACCATCTCGATGAAGCGCAGGAACGCGGGGAGCCACGTCTTGACCGGCTTAACCATCGCCCTTCTCCAAGTGATGGGCGATGCGGTTCTCGAAGTCCTGGTGGGAGTCTAGGTAGGCCACCACGGCCAGCTTCCCCTCCTCCCGCAGCAGCATTTTCGCGCCGGCCGCGTGAACCATCAGTCGGTTGGGACTGATACCATACACGCCCGGTAGGGTATTGCCCGAAAGGATCAGGGACAGGGGCTCGTCGGGCGTAGCCACCGTGTCACCGGACGCGCCGGGGGAAGTGATAATCCCCATCAGGGAATCGGCCTTCAGATAGGCCCGACAGTTCCCCTCGATCATTACCTCCAGGTAGGCGCTCACGCGGCGGCCTCCTCCAGGATTCCCTCGTGGCGCTGGATCACCGTGGGCAGGGTTCCGCTGGCGGATTGCAGCTTCTGGAAAATGCTCTCCCGGGTCTCACCCACGACCTCGATCCGGTTGTTGTTCCGCAGCAGCAGGTACATGACCGTCTGCTTCGCCCCGCCGCGCGGCGTGTGGGTGGTTTCCAGGATCGTGGAGATGTCGTCCGCCCGCTGGAGGCACGTCAGCCCCTCACGGGTGATGAACTCGATCATCTGGATATGCGCCATCAGGCCTCTCCCTCCGGCTGACCCAGCATCTTTCGCCAGCCGCTATCGTCATCGGCATTCTTGGCCGCCTTGAACTCCTTCATTCGAGCCCTGATGGGTTCCTCATCCTTGCGCGGGCGGCCGGGGCGGCTGGGCGGGACCTTCACGTAGCCACGGTCAAACATCAGCTTGTCCAGCATCTGCTGGACGTCGGGGCTTTCCATCCAGGCCTTCATGTCGGTGATGCCGGCCCCCTCATCGGTCTCCGGCGGGCGCAGCTTCTGGCGCTTGGCGAGCCAGGACTCGGCCTTGTCGAACAGCTTGAAGCGCAGTTCGATGGAGATGCGCGGGTCCCCGTGCTCGTCGGTGGTGTCGTCTTCCAGCAGCTCGATCATCTTCATGGCCGCCCGGTCCATGGAGTCGAAGAGCTTATTTTCCGTCGATTTCTGAGACTGGGATTCGCCCGACGCAGAGGTGGTAGCGCTGCTTCCCGCCCCGCTTACGGCGGTCGAGCTGCCGGACGACAAGTCCCCCGGCCCAGGCTGGGCTTGCGGGGGACGGGTTGAGTTTTGGTCGGCGGGGGGGCTCTCGCTCCCATCCGATGGGGCGGTATTCGATGGGCTTGACGCCTCTTTTGAGCCTAGCCAGGACAATCTCAAGGTTCTCCCTCCTGCAATCCAGGTAGCTGCCGTTGATCGGCAGCACCCGGAACTTCCGCTTGGTCTCCAGGAGATCAGGTCGCATCCGCATCACCACCTCCCGGTGAAGATGCAGCCGGAACATCCGGCCGTATCGGTATTCGATAACGGCGACCTCGGGGCGCATGGACGGTCTGATCCGGTAGACGTGCCAGCTCTTGGCGTCCACGAGATCGGCGTCCTCATCGTCCACCAGGACGGTTGCGCCCGACTTAAGGATTCTGATCGGCAAGCCCCAAGCCCCTCCGGACCGTGGAGCCCAGGCAGCCCGTTAAGGACCACCCAGGCATGTCACACGGAACGGCGGGGAAGTTGGCCTCAAAGCCTAAAAAGCGCAAGAGGCCTTGGCGGAGCTAATTTAGCCCGGAAGAATGCGTCCGAAAAATCCCCGCTTGGGGGCGACGATTTCGGGTGTAGCCTCGGTTTCGATGGGTTCGCCCACGGAGGGAGGGAGGGCTTGGTCGGACTCTGCCGGCTCGATTACAAGATTGATGCCCTTACGTATAGGTCCGTTCATGGGTTTCCTCGTTCTGTATTGAGTAAACCATAGTCGGACGGCGCGCTCAGAGACGCCGTGCTTCTCGGCGACCTGGGCGACAGACATGCCCTTGCGCAGGCTGTGGCCCACGCGGGCCTTCTTGGCGCGCTGAGAGGCCCCCTTCTTGTAGACACCATTGGCCCGGGCCTTCTCGATCCCCTCGCGCTGGCGTTCCTTGCGCACGGCGGTTTCGAATTCGGCGAAGGCGGCCAGCATGTCACGCATCAGACGCCCGGCCGGAGAGGAGGTGTCGAAGGGTTGCAGCAGACACCGCAGCTCCACGTTTTTCTCGTGGAGCATCTGGACCATCTTGCTGAAGTCCGCCACCGAGCGCGCGAAGCGGTCGATGCGGGTGATCACCAGGACATCCCCATCCCGCACATACGACAGGCATTGCTCCAGCTCTGGTCGCTGGGTGATGTTGGTGGCCGATTGCTTCTCGTGGAAGATTTTCGTGCAGCCGGCAGTCGTGAGCTGGTCGAGCTGAATCGTGAGGTCTTGGTCCGGAGAGGAGACGCGGGCGTATCCGACCAGGGCCATCAGTCGGCGTCCCGGATCAGGTAGGCCTCGATGATCTCGGCGGCGGCGACGATGCCGCTCTGGCTGTCGGCCACCATGATGGCGCTGGTGATCGCGAACTTCCTCACCTCCAGCAGCTCGGTGTCCGTCAGGGTCAATTTCTCACTCATCGCCGTTCTCCGGTTGATTCTGATCCAGACCTTCCTTGGCCGCCGCCAGCACCACCGCCGGGGACGCCTTGAGACCGCCGGCCAACCCATAGATGTTGGTCACCGTCAGGTTGTTGCCCTTGCCCTTCTCGATGAGGGAAATCTGGTTCTTCGAGAGCCCAGATCGCCGACTCAGAACCTCCATGCTCCAGGCGTTGTTGGCGCGCACGCGGCGGGAGAGTTCGGCAAGGATCATTTACGAAGCTCTTTCTCGATGAAGTCTATGGCCGCCGTCAGAGCCCAGCGCTCCAGCCTCATGCGCTTGCTCAACGCACCCTCCAGGTTCTGGCGCATCAGCCGCAGCACGTCCAGGGCATCAGAGGTCGTTATGCCCGAGCCAGCGCCGGAAGCGCGGTAGGTCTCCAGGTCTTGGGTCATCTCCGACGACTCCCAGCTCGACGCGGACACAGAGCCCCGCAGCCGGCGAGACATGAGTGCCCAGAGAGCGGATGAATGTCAAGCACGAGGGACATAGGGGAATTTCTTGGGGGGGGCGGGGAGGGGGGTCTCTGACACGGATGGGCTTCGAGTCCCGAGGCTCCAGGCGCGTTACACGGTCCCGGTTTGGCCGCCTGCCGCCTAGACCCATGGCCCCTGGCCCCCTGCCGCACCGCACACAGCTAGGGGGCCGGCTGGCCTAGTGGCACGCCTCCACACAGCGTCAGACGTTTACCGAGGCCCCCATACAACATCTTGTATGTCCCTCGGCGCAGCGCCTTGAGCAGGCCGAATCAGGCCCCGGATACGCGTGTGAGGAGGGCGGCGGCGGGGCGGTTTCGCCTTCACCTCCGCCCCCAGCTCTGAGCGCCGGCCCTCTCCCCTGCCGCGCCGCTCGCCGTTGTCGGGTGATGCTCTTGCGCCTGCATGGGCGCTAGGCGGCCTGCCGTGGTCCGTGGGGTCTCTGAGCGCTTCTTTGGCTATGTGAGTGAGCGCATGGGATAAAAGCCTTCGATGGGGCGTTACAGGGCGCTCCGCGCCTTTCTATGGTAGTGCTCTTACCCCTTCTCTTCCTTGGTTTGGGCGCGGTGCTTGGCGACGCGGGCTCGGGTTTGGGCGCGGAGGCGTTCGGCTTCTTCTTGTTCTGGGGTGAAGGCGATAGCCGGGCGAACGTCCTCTTCGTCGCACGGGATCGGGGTGGCGGCTTGGGGGCGCGCTGGGGCGACTTCCGCAAGGTCTATGCCGTAGTAGCGCAGCAAGGCCTCGTAGCGGGCGATCTTGGTCATGAGGGTGCCAATCGCCTCGTAGGCCTCCATGAAGCTGTAGGGATAGGCCTTCTTAGCGGCCATGGGCTCAGAGCGCCGCAGGTCGGCAATCGTGGGGAGGGGCGTCTTGGTCATAGCGTTACATCCTAGCGTTACAGGCCGGTTTGGCGTGCCCTAGCGTTACACGATGAGCGTTACAGGGTCGATCTAGCGTTACATCGGGGGGAGGAGCGTTACACGCCTCTTCCAATGCTCAAGCCAATGTGGTACGCCTTCGGCGTCGGACGGGACGGCTCGCCCGACATGCGAGAGAGACAACCACCATGGCCTACGACGCCACCACCCTAGATACCGCCAAGCCCTCGGGCCGCGCGCTGGTCGAACACAAGTGCCCCGAGTGCTCCGCTACCTTCGTCGGCGGGAGCGAAGCCCGCTTCTGCACCGTCAAGGGTCCCGGCAACTGCAAGGATGCTTGGCACAATCGCGACTCCAAGCGTGGGCGGGTCGCAACACAGCTTCTCTTGGCGACCGTCCAGGGCCGCCGTGGCTCCTCTGACGTCGCCACCTTCGCCCGCCGTGAGCTGTACGCGCTGGCCGACCAGTGGCTGGCCGAGGACAAGGCCGCCGGCCGCATGAGCGCTGCCGAGTACCTGACGCCCAAGATGGAAGCCGGCTGGCGCGCGTGTGACCTATGAGCGGCCACATTCCGCGCGCCGAAGCCGAGCCCGACTTCAATGGGTTTGAGCTTGGCTATCTCACGGCGGCGGCTCAGAGCGTCGGCAAGGAAATCTCCGACCTTCACCCCGCCTCCCTAGAGGCGATGATGGGGGATTGCGCAGAGGCGCGAGCCGATAGGCGATGCGGGTGGCGCGAGGACAGCTCCGTTGCCGGCCATCAGTTCTGGAACTCTCGCCAGGAGGATTTCAGGTCTTGGGGCGACGCGTGGACCTATCAGATGCGCAACCGCTTCCCGCCCATCACCCTCTCCATCGATGACGCCGGCAAGGTCTGTCAGCGCACGGCCTAGCGAGCGGTTTCCGTCCTTCCCCCGGTCAACACGCTCCGGGGGAAGTGGGAAGCCGCTCCGAGCTTCATTGCGAGAGAGACACCCAATGGCCATGTACAAGCATCAATTCGAAGTCATCGCGGACGCGGTGCGCCACCACGATTTCCGCACCGATGAGGAGCGTAAGGCCATGGCCCTGCGCTTTGTGGAGGCGTTCCGCAGCGAGAACACCCGTTTCGATCCGGCGCGCTTTCTGGCGGCCTGCGGCGTGGGGGCGGGCCAATGATCCGCCATGGACTCGTCGCGATGGCGGCAACCTTCGTCGCGGGCCTCGCCCTTGGCTGGTCGGCGCACCACGTCACCGCCACGCCAGCCCTAACCGCCGTGCTGTACCAAGCACCGCCGTCCCAGGAGATTCGCACGTGAGCGAACCTCTCTGCCCCATGCAGGCGCGGCTTGGCGCATCGTTGGCCCGCCGCCGCGAATACAAGGCTGATTTCTGTGATCGCATGGCCGAGGCTCACGGCTCCGGACCCTACGCGGCCAAGTACCGGCGGGAAGCCAACGCGCTGCGGCTGGCGGCCAAGGCGGCGCTGGCGGGTGACCTTACCCCGATGCTCTAGCCCTCCGGAGAGGGTGTTACACGGTCCTTCAAATTGGCCCCGGTCTTAGGATCGTGGCCTTTCTTATGCTCAAGCCACCACACGCGCCTTATAGAGCCCCCTCGTGGCCGCGCCGCTCGCTTGGTCAATCCAAAACAAAGCCTTCGAGTTGCGGCCAAAAGAAAGGCCGCCCGGTGAGGGGCGGCCTGTGAGGTGAGGGGGGTTCGTAGCGCCCCCATATAGCGCGATGATCCCAGTCGCGCGTCGGCTCTAAGGCCTCGTTGGCCCCGTGCTAGGCCGCGTTGGCCAGCTTGATATGGCCGAGGTCGGCGAGCACGTCCAGGGCCTCGCGCTTGAGGCCAGCGCCGGAGCCAAGGAGCGCCGAAGCCATGCGCGCGCCGCCGGCTCCTTCGCCAGCCGTGTCCCGCGTGGTGCGAGCGTGGTCGACATAGCGAGTCACGCCGTTGAGCACCGCCCACGCCGTGCCCCCTTGCGTGCCCTCCGCCAGCGTGTCGCGGTAGCTGGAGAGCAAGGCTTCGAGCTGATTGCGGGACTTGGACGTGGGCGTCTTGTCGGTGTCGCCCTTGGCGGCCTTGTCGATGGTCAGGCGCTTGAAAAGGCCTTCCACCTGAAAGGCCGCCAGCTTGACGCCCGCCAGCGCCTCGCCAAGCGCTTTGTAACGGTCATATCCGGTGACGATGAGCCCCAGCCGCTCCACCGCGTCGGCCTTCACCGTGGCGTTGCCGAAGTCCTTGTAGTGCGGGACCTTCACCATGGCTTTCTCGCCGCCGTAGACGCTGGCCGTGAGCGTGTTGTTGCAGACAACCCGCACCATGGTTCCTTGCGCCGTGGTCGCCATGGTCCCGTTGTAGGACGTGGTGAGCAGCACGTAAGGCGTGTGGGCGTCACCGGCCACGGTCATGGGGTCCGAGAACTTGGCGAGCCCCCAGATAACACGCCCGCCCTTGAGCGCGCCGGCCGTTTCCAGTTGGAACCGCTCATCGGTGAGGATGAAATCCCGAAAGAAGCCCATGACCTCGGCGGGCTGGACCGGCTTGTACTTCTTGGACATGACCGAGAGCGACGCGCCGGTGTCGCTACGCACCATGTGGAAGGCGTTGTGGTCGGTGACGAGCTGGCCGCCGAATTCGTATTGCGACGGCGTGACCAGCGCTTCCCAATCTAGGCCGGCGGCCGTGGTCCAGACTTCCAGGGGCGCGCCGGGCTTCAGCTCTTCGCCGAGGACGTGCCACGGGGTTTTGCCCACATAAGCCATGGCCTTCTTGCCGTCCGCGCGTGTCGCCAATTCGTGAGACATTGTGTGATCCTCTCTCGCTTGCGGATGAGCCCGCACGCCGAAAGCCGGGCCACCCTTTCAGGCTCCCGGCTTGGGCGCGTTAGCGCAAAGCAGGTTAGGTCACCACGGATCGGCTTTAGCCTGCGCCGCGAGAAACGCCAGGATGCGCAGCGTTTCCTTGGCCTTGGGCGTGTCAGGATAGTCGGAGGCGACATGCTGGCGGTAGCCGGCAATGGTGCGCGTCTGACAGCCGGCGCGGATGATCGCAGCCCCTTTTTCCATATTGAAAATCAGGAATTCGTAACCGTCGCTGCGGGAAGCCCTGCCGCCTAGGGAGGCGATCACAAGTTCGGGCCTCTCTTTGGTTCCGCTCAGGTCCGCCCCGCTCAGGTCCGCCCCGCTCAGGTACGCCCTCCTCAGGTCCGCCCCGCTCAGGTCCGCCCCGCTCAGGTCCGCCCCCCTCAGGTACGCCCCGCTCAGGTACGCCCTCCTCAGGTCCGCCCCGCTCAGGTCCGCCCTCCTCAGGTCCGCCCCGCTCAGGTACGCCCCGCTCAGGTCCGCCCCGCTCAGGTACGCCCCGCTCAGGTCCGCCCCGCTCAGGTCCGCCTTTGCCGCCACGGCGGCTTTGACCGCTTCCCGCACTTGGAGTGTTGGCGCAGTATCGTTGGCGATCACGGCCGCGAATAGCACGGCTCCGAGTCGCGACTTGATTTTGATTTTCATGGGCTCTCTCGCATGGGGCCAATCCCCACGCCTTCGGCCCGGCCACGCTTTGCAGCGCTCCGGGCCTTGGGCGGGTTCTCCGCTTAGTGAGAGGCGCTCAGTTGACCGGGACTTCCCGCCATTTGAACGCCGTGAACCAATAAGGCCCCACGACATAGCCATTCCAGACGACGCGTCCGTCTCGTTTGTCCGCGTATTGCTTTGAGGCCTTGCGATACCCCACGGCCTCGCAGAGCGCCTTGGCGCTGGCGGCCACGACCTTCTTTCCGTACTGGTCAACGAAGAGGGTTGGCTTGTCCTCGGTGAGGGCGTTGCGGGCCATCTTACTTGCCCCCCTTGCGGAAGGCGGCCAGCTCGGCCTGACGCAAGGCCCGGATCGCACGGGCCGCCTTTGCTTTGCTCATCGTCGTGTCTCTCTCGCATGGCCACGGTCCCGTTGACCGTGGTTGGCTTGAGCATACGAGCCCGCGCGTTGAAGTCAACAGCCGGTGTTTTGAAGTGGGCGACGGTTGGCGTGTAACACCCTTGATCGTGTGGGACGGGCCGCTGGCCCCGGATGATCCCGACTCGATAGGCGAGCTAAGTTTCACCGGATCGAATCCGTTTGGGCTCCAAACGTAAAGAGCCCGCCGCCGGGGACTTCCCGGGGCGGGCTCAACGCTTACGCTTACTGCGACTGCGGCGCGATCAGCACCAGTCGTCGTCATCGAAGAAGTCGCTGGCGTCATCCGGCGCGGAGCCCAGGAGGTCGGTGAGCATCTTGTTCACGGCGGCCTTGTCCTCGGCGGTCGGGGCCGAGCCGGCGACGGGCTTCACCTTGATAGCGCCGGTGGTCGGATGACGGGTCAGAACAGCGGTGGTCATGGTGGTCTCTCTCGAAAGGCCTTCGGCGTGATTGCTAGGCCAAGTCCGATGTAGGATTGGCTTGAGCATACTCAAGAGGTGAGGCTGAGAGAATTTTGCAGAATCTGCGGCCAGATACGGGCGTCCAGGCTGTACGCGCCCGGGCCGATCAGGATCAGGAAGACCAGCATCAGGATGTACAGGGTCTCCGGCAGATAGAGCACATCGTCCATCGCGTCGGCGCGGTCCAAGGGAACCCAGGCGCGCACCCGCTTGAGCCCATCCTTGAGACAGGCCCCGCCGCAGATGACGATGAGCCCCAGACAGGCCAGCGGCGTCAGGAAGCCCGTGGCCACCGCAAGGCCGCCGAACAGCTCGCCCATGGGGATGAGCCACATCATGACCGGCGAATAGCAGTTGTCGGCCTTGAAGGTGGCGGCGAGGCTGGCGCGGCGGCTCTGGTTGAACAGCTTGTGAAAGCCGCTGATGGTGAAGAAGGCCCCAAGCGCCATGCGGTCCACAAGGGAAGCCACATCGAAAGCGCCCAGGCCTTGGATAGGTGAAAGCAGGATCATTTGACCGGCTCCGGGTTTTCTAGGGTGGGAAGGTCGTGAACGTGGAAGACGTGCTCTTCGTAGTGGAAGAGGTAGACGCCGGCCGCGCCCATGGCGAAGGCCGCCTTGCCGAACAGCACCAGCGCGAAGGGCTCCAGGTGGATTGCATAGCTCCCGCAATCCATCAGAGCCCCGATAAAGCAGATGTGCTCGCAGCTCCGGCGGGCGACGCGAACGTAGACATAGAACGGCTTGAAGCCGGGAATCTTGAATCGAATCCTCTGGAACATGGGTCGTCTCTCTCGCAATGGGTGGAGAGCCGACGCACCCGCCGGCCCATGTTCCTAGTGAACGGTCGTGCTGGACTCCGACTTGCCGCCCTTCACGCGGATGGTCGCCACGCCGCCATTGTCCACCTCCACCACCGAAGCCGACTCGATCTCGTGGCCTTTCTCGGCAAGCATCTTGGCGATGTGGTGGGCGATTTCCGGCGGGATTTCGGGGGCCATGGTGAGAAGCTTCTCCAGGTTCTCCACCACGGTCGGATCGACCTTGGTCTTGGCCCAGGCCAGCAGGTTGCGCGCATGGGTGAGCGTCTCGTCCTCCGTGGTCAGCCCCAGGATGTAGGCGGCGGCGATGCGACCCAGGTAGTCGTTCGCCTTGTCGTGGTTGTCCTTGTCGGCTTCCCAGCGCGCTTGCGCCTTTTCCAGGCTCATTTGCAGCGGCATGGCGTCAGGCCTCCTCATCGGGAGCCAGGGGGCCACCGTCGTCTTGCCAGCGGTCGCGCTCGAAGTCTTCCGGGTCTATCGGACCCATCAACAGCCAGACGAGCGCGGCGTGGTCCCGCGTCTGAGTTTCAGGCATGGTCTCTCTCGCTTTCCGGGGCGCTAGCCGCCCCCCGCTACGCCCCCGGCAGCGAAGCCAGGGGCGCACAAGGGGGTGGCTATGCCGTCGCGATGTCCGGATAGAGCGCCTTGAGGTCCACCGGAACCGGACGCGTGAAGCCCGGCGTCTTGGCCTCCAAGGCGCGCAGCATGTCGCCCATCTTTCCACGCAGACGTTCCACCAGGGCCTCATTGCCCCTGAAGTTCGACGGCGGCAGCATCAGGTGGGAGAGATTGTGAATGATCCCGCCATCGTTCAGCAGTTCATCGGGCGTCGAGGTCTTGGCCATGAGCGCCACGAAGCCGAGCCAGCAGGCCGCGTGAAGCGCTTGCGGGATATTGCCGGCGTCCCACCATTCGGACGGCAGCACCGTGGGCGGCGTTGATGTAGACATGGCGACCACCGTTTCGTGTAGGTGGCGCTTCTTCACGTCCTTTTCAGCCTCCTTGTAATCATGGGCGAAAAGCTCCGTGGAATCCGTTCCGGGACCCATCTCGTTCATGAGTTTGGTGAAAGGGCTGGCGACCGGATTCAACGGGCTGGGGCGGAAGGGGAAGCGGGTGTCATAGACCTCCTCGGCGCGCGCCAGGCGGACAGTCGGGTCTTCCGGGTCAACAATCTTCTTGGTCATGGTCTTTCTCGTGAATGAGGTTGCTGATGAGGAAGGATCAGCGGCGCAGGCGGCGGGCGCTGGGAAAGGCCCCTACCCCCTTGGCGACCACCGACAGCGACCAGAAGATAGCGATCACGCAATACCCCGCGCAGACCTCGCCAGCGCCGCTGATCCGGCTCTTGAGGCTCTGGCGGGGCTTGGCCCGGCGCAGGGCGCGGCGTGCGATGCGCCGGCTGGCCAGCTCCTTGCGCCAGCTCTTGATGTCGGCGGTCATTTCGGCGTCAGCCTCGGCGATTTCAGCCGCTTGGGCGTTCCAGTCGGCGCGGGTCATGCTTGCCCCCGCTCTTCCCAGACCCAGAACAGGCCGGACGCATCGGGGCGGCCATGCATCGCCTTGGGCGATTGCATCAGGCCGTCGTATTCCGACGCCATGAAGTCGAACGACCCGTCGCCGGAGTCGTAGACGCCACGCCAGAAGGCGCGCGCTTCGGCTCCCTTGGTGAAGTAGGTCGAAGCCCCGTCCCGCAATCGGGCCAGGATCACGCCGCCGATGGAGTCTTGGAACGCGCTGGAGCGGACGCCCTGAATGGCCGCTTCCAGCTCACGCGAAGCGCGCGGCTTGGGCCTGGTGATGGTTTCGGTGTGCATGGTCTCTCTCGCAATGAAGCCCTAGCGGCTTCGATAAGTGGCCACGCGGTGAGCGCGCCCCTTGCCGAAGGCGCTACTCTCCGGCCTCTTCTTCGGTCGCTTCGGTCTCGGCAATCTCTTCCTGCGCATGGGTCAGGCTGGGGGCCGGTTCGATCACGACACCACCCGCTTCCGCCACATCAGCGGCCTTCAACATCACCACCATTTCCCTGTCCTCTCTCGCAAAAGCGGGGGCCACCCCCGCCGGAGCGCTGAGATAAGCACACGATTTAGATGCTTGCAATTGCATTTTGGTTTGTGCAATTCTATGTGCAATTAGTAGGAGTTATCCAACACATGCCGCAGTTTTCAATGCCAATGGACGGCGATCTCAAGGCGGCCCTTGAACGCGTCCGGGCCAGTTTCGGGGCTAGATCGGCCGCAGAAGCTATCCGCACCCTCATTCACATGGCCGATCCGAAGCGCCCTCAAGACGAGCCACAAGAGCCCAATGAAAAGGCTTAAGCCACACACCCACCGCCCGCATCGCTTGCGGGATCGGATGTTACATGGCTTGACCATTCAGCGGTCCTAACGAGGACATAAACCCTTTCCGGTCAACCGATTAGGAGTCGATAGGCAAGCCAAGTTTTTACGATTCGGAATCGGTTGAGCGAGCTTTTGAATCCTGGCCGATGCTCACGAACCCGTGCTTACGCTTGCCGTGGCACCGTCCTATATGCTTATGCCAGTCGGATACCTGTGATCCTTTGCGAGAGACACCAGATGCCCAACAGGACTCCCAAGCAGCCTCAGAAGGCCATCCCGGAAAAGCCGGTCACGGCGATGGCGGACGACCGCTTCGTGAAGCCGGCCATCGAGCGGCCCAGTGCGTCGATCATGCGCTTTGCGCAGACCATCGGGGCCAGCAAGACCGTTCCGATGGACACCATTCCGGCCGAGGAGCAAGCCTTCCTGGACGATCTGGAGGCCGTGCTGGCCTATCTAGCGGCAGTGGAGCGACAGCTCTCCACGCACTGAGCGCCACCCAGCGAGTCCGGTCCCTTTTAGACGAGCGAAGGTGGCGTGAGTACAGCCGAAGCGAGACCACCATTTCCCTGATGTGGCAGCCATTCCGGAGGCCACCAGGGCGAACAGCGAGAGAGATAGATGCAAGCCAAAGTCGAGATCATCACTCTGAGCCAAGCAAAGCAGCTCCTGGATCAGAACGGTAAGAACCGCCTCGCGCACCTGGAAAGTCTGCGGCTGCACAGGGGTCGCAAGAGGGACGAGGACGGCAAGTTCCTTCCCCGGTCGGCGGAAACTGTGGAGCAATCCCAATGAGCCGAAACCTGAAGAAAGAGCTGGCTGAGCTGGTCGCCGACCAGTCGCTTGGCGCGGCGGCTGACGTGGCGCAGAAGATCATGGAAATGTCCAGCAACGGCAATCACAGTCCGGTCGCCGTCATGCTCGGCTGCGCTCAGATGGCGGCCATCGCCGCGACCGGCATGATCACCGACATGGGCAAGGCCAACTTGGACGAAGAGGCCAAGGAGCGAATCGAAGGTCTCCTGGAGCTGGCTACAACCGCAGGGATCGCGATGGCGATCATGGCGACCAAGGAGGCCGGGCATCCCGTCTCTATCGAGGGAGTCCCGAATCTCAGCGAGCCCGGCCATTGAGCCCGCACACCATCATCGTCACCAGGATTCATGACGGCTGCACCCGAAAGTTCGAGTCGCACGCCGCCCTGTCGGGAACCAAGGACGCGGCGGCCCTCCTCGCTGGGGAGGGCTTGCGTGTCTCTATCGTCACCAATCGTGGGACTCGGTGGCGGCTGGTCTCCAACAGCCGATCCGAGGACCGCTGGCGGCACGACACCGGGAGGATGGGATGACGGACTACTACACCAAGGCCGATTGGAGCTTGATCCCCGGACACATGCACCAGCCCGTGAAAGACTACGTGATGAAGGGCTGGAGGCCGGGTGGGTTCCTGGCGGCGGCCCTGGAGAACGACTTCAAGGGAGCCGCCGGCCGTGCGGATCAGAGCAATCAACGGGCTCTTTTGGAGTGGGCGATGTTCATCTCCAACTACATGCCCGCTGCATGTCAGGGCTCCCCGGAGAAGGTCGAGTCCTGGATCAAGTTGGGGGGCATAGAGGGTATGCAGCGCCTTGCCGCAGATGGTGACGAATGAGCATCATCATCGTCTGCGGCGGTAGTGTGGGTACGATTATCGGGCCTCCTGACGACTCAGAGGACCCCATCGGCCAGTACCTGGAAGCCTACGATCCCAACGCCATGGACGGTTACGGCGTGGTCCTGTGGACGCCGGACGCCGCCAGCGCCAAGCGCTTCGACTCGCTACTGGACGCCTTCGAGTTCTCCCGGCGCATTCCGCAGTCCAGGCCGCTGCGTGACGATGGTCAGCCCAACCGTCCGCTCACCGCCTACACCCTGACATTCGAGAGCGTCCCATGAATCCTGCGGTCACAGCCAGATGGCACGCCAAGTTTGCCGCTTCTGTCGCGGAGTTCGACAAAACCCACACCGCTCCTCTGTCCATCCTGGATCAGGCTCTTCGCGACGGCTTGGTGAGCACCCGTGATGAGCTGGCGGAAGAGCTGGCCAAGTGGAAGGAACAGCATTCGTGATGAAGCCCGGCTAGATGGTTGACCCAGAGGAGCTGGAGGAAACCCCTCGCGGCAACGAGTTCGGCTACGCACTGAGCGAGAAGGGCGACGTGATGATCACCATCGCCCAGCATGGCACGCTGCTGGCCTACATCATCATGACCCCCGAGCAGGCCTCTGAGGCCGCCAGAGCGGTGCTGAAGGACACTACGCAATCATGACCACCTGGGTCTGCGCCGCCTGCGGGAAGACCTCGCCAAATCGCCGAGGAGGCCATCCCGACACATCAGAAGGATGGGACGTGTCGTGCTTCCTGAACGCCGTCGAATGTCACACGGACTCGCTGGTCTTCGGGGAAGACGGCAACGTGACCAACGCAGTGGCTATTGACGCCGAAGCGGGACAGGAGGACAAAAGCGATGGGCCGCCCGGTTAGTCCCCGGGCGGCCCGAACCGACGAGTGTAGGTCGCCGGGAATGCAGGTCTGCGAGGCAGATATAGCCCGGACCTCACTCCCCCGACAAGCCCGAGCCGGTTGCAGGGGGGTTCGCTAAGTACACGCCAGCCCCACGCCGCGATCATAGCCATCGCGGAACGGGGTTTTGCGGATCACACCGCGAGATGCCGACGAGAACCTTTGTTTGCTCTTTGACATTGAAAAACTTCGCCCGTGGGGAGGCCGCCTTCCTGCGCTGGTGATATAACCCTAACTTCTTAGTCTATATGAACTCAGAATCTCAGCTTAGACTCAGAGTTCTACTAAGCGACTCCGAAGGAGGCGATGACTTCAGTCAGACCTGAGTCTCTACATAACTAGTGTTGAAGTAGAGGGTTCTGAGAGTCCGTAGAGATACAAACCTTCCTACGCAGAATCTTAGAATCAGAATCAAGGAGCTGCGCGCGCGATGAGCGATCTGTTTGACGACTGGTCCGACGACCAGAGGGAAGCTGTTCAGGAATTCTGCCTCAGAGCGTGTCGGACCCTGTGGTTCGATGAGAGCCGAGGAGACAGCCTGGAGACGATAAACCGGATGTTGGCCGTGGCCCGCCTCGCGCACCTAACCGGGGTGCCGGACGAACAAGAGCTTGGTGATCTGATCAGCGCCGGACACCTTCCTGGACTCTGGACGTAACCCCCACTTGACGAAGCCATCATGCTGAAGCCATATGAGACCTTCAGCGAGAGGAAAGGGAAATCCAATGAACACGATTAAAACCACGGCCCGCCAGGGCGATGTTGTGCTGGTGCGAGTCGATTCGCTTCCGGACGGTCTTCTTCCCACGGAGCGCGACAAGGCCGGCCGCATCGTCCTGGCCCATGGCGAGAAGAGCGGCCACGGCCACGCGATTCGTGATCCCCACGTGTGCAGCTTCCGGCTGGCCACGACAGCGGAAGACCCGACTGGGGTGTCTGGTGGTGTGGACTACATCGAGGTCGGCGGCTCTGGCCCAGCCACGCTGAGCCACGAGTACATCGGAGGCCAGATGGCGGAACATGAGGCCATCACGCTTCCGCCCGGCGTATACCGGGTGGCCCTGCAAAGGGAATATAGCCCTGCGGCTATCATTCGGGCGGCGGACTAGTCGTGGCTCGGATAAAGAAGCTGACCCCTGAGCAGGCCTCTCGACTCCCAGAGTTCCGAGATGAATGGCTGAAGATCGGTCTATCCACAGAACGTGCTGACCGATCTCGCGCCGAGGCCGGCGTCAGACTGGCCTATAAGGCTGCCGGACTAGCGCCTCCAAGGCTAGTTATCTGGTTGGACTCCCCCATGGCCGGAGCCATTGGAGCGGCAATTCTGGCCGGAACGCAAAAGGCAGGAAAAGAGGTCGGGGCTCAGGTCTGGGCTCAGGTCGGGGCTCAGGTCCGGGATCAGGTCTGGGCTCAGGTCGGGGCTCAGGTCGGGGATCAGGTCGGGGATCAGGTCGGGGATCAGGTCTGGGCTCAGGTCGGGGCTCAGGTCGGGGCTCAGGTCGGGGCTCAGGTCGGGGCTCAGGTCCGGGATCAGGTCTGGGCTCAGGTCGGGGCTCAGGTCGGGGATCAGGTCGGGGCTCAGGTCGGGGATCAGGTCTGGGCTCAGGTCGGGGCTCAGGTCGGGGCTCAGGTCTGGGCTCAGGTCTACCGCGCAGTATATGGACAGCACGAAGCAGGCTGGCTTTCATACATGGCGTTCTTCCGTGAAGTCGGAGGCCTGACCTCAGAAACCGAGCGCATGGGCGGCATTCTTGAGATCGCGCGATCTGCGGGATGGTGGTGGCCGTTCCAAAACGCCGTCATTCTGACGGAGCGGCCCACCGAGCTACATATGCGAGACGGCCGTCTTCACAACGACGAAGGCTCCGCCATCCTCTACCCGGACGGCACCGGCGTCTGGGCGCTAAACGGACTTCGAGTTGATCGCCGTCTCGTGGAGCAACCTGAAACGCTGACGTTCTCGGAGGTTCGTGACGAGAGGAACACCGAGATTCGTCGCCACATGATGGATCGCTTCGGAGGCCTGCGCGGCTCGGCTGCAGCCGGAGCATGGCTCTCGGCGGGCGGCCTGCATCCCATCTCTCAGACCGACATCACCGACAAGATGCAACCGTCTGGACTGAGCATTTGGCGACTATCCCACAAAGACGAGCCGGTGCTGTGCAGACTCTACCGGGCCGAGATGCCGGAAGACGAACCCCTGGTGCTACTCACCGTGGTCTGCACAAGCACGGCCAAGGAGGTGTTTCTGAGGGTGCCGCCGACCATGAAAGACGCTGCCGCCGCCAGGGACTGGACATTCGGGGTGTCGTTGTCTGAAGCTATCGAAACCTGATCTAGTTCACCGAGAGAGGACCACATGCCCTACGACAACACTGATTACGTCGAGGTCCCGGTTGAAGCGCCAGCTATCCCTAAACCCATGACGCAGCGCGAAATGCTGGTGGACCTCGTGGATCATCTGCGGACCCTGGGAAAAGGCGACTTCTACATGATGGACGCTTGGCGCTGCATCGGTGGGATCGCCCGTCAGAGATACAACCTGCAGGGTGAGCTTCGGGAAGTCGGTCGTCATCTCGGTTTGAGTAAGAGAGACGCCGAAACGTTGTTCTTCCTTCTCGGCGGCAGGTATTTCTCATTTGATCCCACCAAGGCTACCCCCAAGCAAGCCGCCAAGGTGCTGGACCATTACATCGCCACCGGCAAGGCGGACTGGGGTGTCGCGAACTGGTGGCGAATTGGGAAGAGAGAGCGCTGATGAGCATCACCGTGGACACCCAAGATGTCGGCCGGCGCGTCAGAGCCCATGACACCAAGGAGCTGGGAACCATCAAGCGCGTGCTGCCGGAGCATGGCACGGTGTACGTCCAATGGGACTACCAGCAGTCCCAGGACGCCCCTTACCCGACCAGCGAGGTGCTGTTGGATTGGGCTCCAGAGGCCCCGGGACATACCGATCTGATGGTCACCCCGGAATCCATCGACAAGTTCATGGAGGAAAATCCTCTCCCCGACGAAGAGCCAGAGGAGGATGATGGCGTCCTGGCCGCCACGGCCGGTCTTGTGGAAGCCGAGGTGGCCGGTCTTGCCGACATTGACACCAACGATGACAGTCAGCCGGCCTCGGAAGAGGAATTCCAGGGCAGTGGCGGGGACTTCGGCGGCGGCGGCTCTTCG